CAGTAGTAACTTTTACATTTACCTTGGCTGCATTTGTAGCACTTTTATTTGAAACATAAACAGCGTGAATAACAGCAGTTACACCTGAGCCTGAAGCTGTGTACATATTTCCTGTTGCGTCATCTAAAACGCCAACATCTAAACCTGCATTTTTAAAACTACTAGCCACTTATTATCCTCCAAACACAATAGCGTATGCTAATGCATCGCCGTCCATTGCAAGTGTACCTGATTGGTCAGGCAATGAGATTGTATTATCTTTAGTCGGTTCTTGTACTGTTAAAGTTGTTTCAAAGGCGTTTGCTAATGCACCTTCAAATACTAAATCTGAACCATCAAGTACAATATCATTATTTGTTACTGCACCTGAAGTAGTAACATCTTGTAATGTTACGGCACCTGCACCACCAATTTCTTTTACAACACCACCGGAAGTTTTTGTATAAAACTTACCGTCTGTAATGTTCATTGCTAATTCGCCAGCTTCTAAAGAACCTGCTGACGGAACTGCTAATGCTGTTTCTGACCTTTTTGGTAGTATTACTGTTGCCATTACTTAACTTGTTTCTTAATTTGTTGTATTAACTTGGCCTTAGTTAGTCTTCTATCTAATTCAACACCAACTTTTCTACCAAGTTTTTCTAATTCTACTTTTGTTTTCTTTTCTAAACCTTTAACATCAATCTCAGGTTTTCTCTTAATTCCTGGAGCACCAGAAATAAAGAAATCTTTAATTGCCTTCCACATTAAAATGTATCTCCGTCAACTCTAATTACTGTAACTTCACCTGCACCACTTACGGCAAAGTTGTCTGAACTAAATGAAGCAACACCAACATTTGAAGTTGATGCTAATTCACCTGAAATGGTAATTGTACTTCCTGAAACGACTGTATTAATACCTTCGCCAGCAAGAAACTCTAAAGTGCCTTCTAATGAAACTTGTCCTTGTGTAGAACTTTCGTCTGTAAAGTATAAAACTGGATTTGATAATTTAGATGTTGCAATTGAACCAGCTAACATTGCATTTGTAATACCGCCTGCTTTAACATTTAAAGCGTCAGCAGTAATTTCAATTGACGAACCGTCAACATTTACATCTAAGATATTACCTGATTTACTTAATGCATTACCAGCTGTAATTTGCCCAGCACCTGAAAACTGTTCAAATAAAATTGGACTTGTACCAATAGCAGTTGTAATTTCTGTTTGAACAAAACCGTTACTACCATTTACAGTACCGTCAGTTACAAATAAGAAGTCACCTGAAGCAACTTCAGCAGTTGTATCAAAGTCTGTTGCTCTTGTAAGTACCGTAGCAGATGTTCTAATGTAGATACCGTTATGAGCTGTGTTACTTTCGTTCTTAATTAAAAGTCTGTCACCATTTACAAGTGTGTATCCGTCTAATGTAGAAATGCCTGTAGATAGTGTTAAAGTTGCACCAACACCTGAAGTACCGTTATCGTAAGTTACTGTGTCGCCACTTTCACTTGCTAATGATTGTGTAGTAGCAGCCATAACTGAAGCGTGAACATGTAAACCTTCAGCGATTGCGTCAACATATGCTTTGTTAACTAAACTGTCTGCTGTAAAACCTGCTCTTAATTCATAACCACTTGGAACTACAACTGTACCTGTTCCGTGTGGAGATAAAGTAATGTCTGTATTTGAAGCAGTTGTTGAAACTGTTGAACCATTAATTGTTAAATCGTCAACTACTAATGAAGTTAAACCTGCAAGGTCTGTATTTGTAACACCTAATTGTAATAGAGTTGAACCTAAAGTTAACTCACCGTTTGTATCTAACTTGGCATTTGTAACTGCATCATCAGCTATTTGGTTTGTATCAACACCTGAGTTTGTAATGTTGATTGTAATTTCGTTATCTGTAACTGCTGTATCTAAACCTGTACCACCTGTAAATGTTAAAGTTTCGGCAGTATTGTATTGGTCTGTGCCTGTGTCACCAGCTAAATCAATATACTGATTAACTGTGTCCCAACTTAATTGACCAGCTGCATCTGTTTTTAAGAATTGGCCGTTTGTACCATAAGCAGTTGGAAATGTATAAGTTGTAGTTGACGCTAAAGAATTAGGAGCTTTTAATATGATACCTTCAGTACCATTGTTTGTGCCTTCATTTAATTTGATTTGACCGCCAGCTGATGCTGAGTTACCAATGTTTAATGTGTCAATTGCTAAGTTACTATCAACAATGATTGCTGAACTAGCAGTTAATGTACCGTGTGCGTGGTCTGTTAAATCAACAAAATATTTACCGCCGATTATATCTCTTGCTGTAGCATCACCGTTACTATCTACGGGGCCTGTACCAATGTATAATCGGTCACCACCGTTACCTTGTGTGCCTGTTCCATATGTATAAGCCAATTCACCTTGTTTGAGGGTGCTTGGTGCTGTAGTAGCAGAACTTCTTTTAATTTGAATTACTGTTGCCATTTATCCTAAAAACTCCCACAGTTGAACACTAGTGTTCCTGTTGTTGTTACTATTTCTGTTCGAGCAACAAATTTACTATCACTCGCTCTGTATTGTAATAATGCACCATCATCCAAATTAGTTGTATCAACATCACCTAATAATTTTAATTGTAAAGAAGAGTTAGCGGCCGCTTGAGCGCTCGGTAGAGTTACCGATACATTCTGTGGTCCTTGACTAGTATTGACATTAATTTTAGCAGTAATATCAGGCATTAAATCTCTCCTCTTCTTGTATATTTATAAGAAAAATGAGTTTAATTATATAGTGACATTAGGTCTAATATTAATAATGCCTTCAATAACTCTTGTAACTGAACCAGAACTAGAAACCACCTCTAAATCGTAAACATATCTAGCAGGCGCCTCTAAGGCAGCTGTTTGCGTATCTGTAAGAGAAAGTGTAACAATACCAGTGGTTGGGTCAGCGTTTACTGTTGCTGTAATATCAACTCTGGTACGAGTAGATGTGTAACCAGTAGCCATCTTTGCTCTGGCTGTATAACCTGTTAAATCAAATAATGCATTGTTAGCATCTTTAATTGTAACATCCGAGGTAAATGTTGAACCTTGGTCTATTGATAGGTTAGCTATCGCTGCCATCTTTTTGTGTACTCTCTTGTGGTTTCTCTTTCTTTAGTAACTCTACAATTTTTTTATTATAGTGTTCTGTCAATACATCAATCTTTTCAATTTCAACTAAGTGTCTAGTCCTACCTATTTGAATTTCTTGTCTTACCGTTAAATAATTTTGTAATTCAGGACTAAACTGCGTTTCATCATATTCTTTACCATCAATCTTAATCATAAACTCATTCTCCTATGGTTATATTTATAACATAAATTCAGCTGTGTACCACTTTTTTATATCAGGTACCATACCTTTATTCTCGTCAATAGGCAACACCTTATCTAAAATCGCATTATAAATGTCTTTTGAGGCACCATAATGTCTAAAGTAAGGGTCATTGCCATATAACAAATCTTTATCATTGAGTAAGTCATAAAAGTCTTCTTTAAAGTCACTAGTCAACCACCAAGCATAACAGATAGCAACTGCATAGCTTTTAGCGGGGTATATCCAACCTATATCTTTTTCATTAAAGTATCTAATTGCATTGTTGATAATATCATCTGACTTTTCTATTTTAACTTTAGATAAGTCATCTTCATGCACTACATTTAATCTATGATATAATTCTTGGTTTATCTTCCAGTCTTTCATCATACCAGTCTAGTAATCCTTTGTAACCGTTACAACCGTTAGTTAAGTCTGTAACAAATCTATAATGTTCTGTCAAACAATGGCCGTAATGTGGACATTTCCTACAAATGTCCGATATATTTAGATACGGTTCCTGAAGCGCCCATTGTTCATAATCTGTAAAACTATCTAACTCTTTAAAATATTCATTGTCGTTTTTATCAAATTCTAATACGGCAAACTTGCCATTAGGTGTAATGTAAATATGATTATCTGAAAAGGCAGAATATGTACCATTCAAACTATCTATAATTTTACCTTCATTGATAAAGTCAAACTTCTTTCTTATAGGACTGTCTATCCATTTTTTAACAAACTCTTCAAAATCTTTATGTGTAACATTGTGTTGATTTGCTTGATTGGTCGAATATGGTTTTATCTCAACACTATCAACACTAGAACAAGCGTTCAACATAATAATCATTTCTTCAACATCTTTTTCAATTACTTGTTGACTTGCAAGTATTAATACGGCAATAGGCACCTCACTTTGAAGCATATTCTGATAAACTTTATCAGACTTCTCCCTAGCTTCAAAGTCATATGATACTGATAAGTAGAAATCATCTTCAAAAAAGCCTTCGTGTAACATTGAGAAGTTTGTAATAATATTAATTTTCCCACCATAATATTTTCTTATTACATCTCTCAATCCATAGAAGTAATCTTTTTTTAAGGCACCTATTTCTCCCCCGTACAAATCAATCCAGTCAATTTCTCTATGTTGACTGATTTGATTTAACCTGTTGTCTAAATCAACTAAACTAATTCTTTTTTGGTCACGCAATTGTTCTGGTGTTAAGTAACAAAAGTTACAACTAAAATTACAAAAATAACTAGGATTAATTGATACTGTTATCGGATTCATTTGTATATTGTTAAATCAACTGGCATAGCTAATCTTAATTTACCATTAAATGTTTCAACATTATGATAAAGAAAACTAGGAAATATTAAAAAGTCACCTGTTTCAGGAGAAAATCTTAATGGTTCAAACATTTTATTAAATTCTGGTAAGTATCCTCTATTTGCATTTGTACGAGGGTCGTGTAATATAATATCGCCACCGTTATTGTCTTCACAGAACAAATAGAATACTGCACTTATATGGCTACCAGAATGATTGTGTTTAGGCATTGCATAGTTTGTACCATAGCCTGTTAACCAACCTCTTAAATCATAATCTCTTTTATACAAATCCAGATATGGACTACAATATTGTCTAAGTCTAGGAATAATATATTCATCTCTAAATTCTTTTAATTTTGGGTCATCAAATATATTATCACCAGATACATTAGCTGATTTTTTATTTGCATCTCCATATTCAGTTAAAACATAATTTACAATATCAGATAAATCTTCTAATATCTTTGCTCTATAAACTGGTGTAGAAAATGTAAAATTTAAACCTTTAACAATCATATACTTTCATCCACATAAGGTGTTACTTCCTTATTTAGTCCATTAATTTTTAGTATGTCTGGTGCGATACTTTTCATAGTCTTACAATGTTGTTCTACTAGTTTATGTTCTTTGTAATCTTTAATTGTTTTTCTACAACCATTGCATATCTGAAACATAGGACAAGTTAAACAAGATTGTTTCATCATAGACAAATGCATATCACTTGATAAAGGTTGAAAGAACTCACCATTCATTTCTTTTTCAAAGTCAATTGATTTATCTTTGTCATCACCAAAAGCACCACAAGAATAGTAATCACCACCAGGATTAAATGCACGAATACCACTATCGCAACTTCTACTTAATGGACAAGTTGTCTGTTCTCTTCGTAATCTAACAGACATTTGTTTAGTATTATATTCCCACTCAGCCAAACCTGCATTGTATATTTCTACATATGATTTGTATATGTCTGCCTTTAAAAATGGTTTCTCCTGGTCACCACTGGCCATTGCATAGTTTACTTTACATACAACACCCATTTTCTTTGCTAATTCTACAGTCTTTAAAACTGTATGTGCATTTTCTGGTACTATAACTGCGATAAATTCTGGTCTATAACCACAATGTTCTAACATTGCATCTGAACATTTCCAAAAATCTTCTTCAGTGAATTCAGTAAAATCACCTTTTAATCTACCACCACCATATTGAAAAGATGTTGCAATACCAACTCTTTCATTATTAAATAAATCTTTCCACTTATCTGGTCTTTTATAGAATGGCCATAAATTGGTAGTTAGTGATAATGTAGCCTCATAATTATGTTCATCTAAATGTTCTATAATCTTCCAATAGTATTCTGGTTCCATCATCAATGGGTCACCACCATTTACTATGATTGTTTTAGTTTGTGGAAATCGTTTGAGAAATCTAAAAATATAATCGTGGTCTAATACATCACTTTTATGTTGTGCAATCTTTGTACTAGAACAAAATGTACATTTAAAGTTGCACTTCTCAGTTGGTTTTATTATTAAGTCCATTTATATCATACCTAAAATCTAATATTCTATTTTTACCTGATGTGTGTATCATCTTGTAAGTAAATTGTTCACTTTGATTTAACCAAATAATATCACCTCTATTTGGAAATATTTGATAAAATTCATCTGGTCCTGCTCTCACTTCTAAATAATTCATATTGTTTGAGGCACATTCATCCAAAAAAACAAAAACATTACTATTCCAACTTTTCTTATGATGTATCTTATCATTATGAAAGTATCTTAAATCAAGTGGTACGCCTTGCCACATATCGTAGCCAACTGGACCTGCTGTACTAAAAAACTTTTTAATTAAATGGTCTGTCAAAATTCTTTGTATTTTTCTCATCATTTTAACAGCGTTAGCGTCAATCTCAGTTGCCCCACCATTTGTTGCGTTTGTATATCTGTAATTATAAAACTGTTTGGGTATCTGGTCACCCATACTTGTAAATGTAAACCCTAGTTTATAAAAATCATCTATGTTAATATCATTAAACATTATTTAATACTGTCTGTAAAAAATTCAAACGATAACACTCGTCTTCTACCACCATTGTGGCTTGCTTTGTGTTGAAATCCTTTTCCTTGATTTAACCAAACAAAATCACCTTCTTTTGGTAAGATAACATATTCAGTATTTTTATCTCTAACTTGAATACTATTTGCGTGTTCAGTTGTATCATCTAAGTAAACTAAAAGATTAGTATTCATATTTTTACCATCTTCAAAATCATTATGCCATTCAGCTGAATGTTCATCAACACCTTCCCATAAAGCAGTATTTTTTAAAACATAATTTTTTTCAAATATTTTACTAATATACTCTTGTCCTATTAATAAATGCAATTCTAATAAATCAGATTTTGCTTGTTCTGATACACCATCTGTTTCGCCAATTAATCCTGGTTGATTACAATTAGGAAATTTATGTTCTAAAAATTTTGAAGTGTCTTTGAAAAATTTGCCTGTTACAAAACCTTTAGTAAAAAAATCACTATAGTTTAGGTTTGCTGAATCCATATCTATCCTCACATTCTAAGTGATATGGTGTTTCTTTAATATCTGCCACCATACTCAACTCACATAGTCTTCGGTTTATTTCTCTAATTCTTTCTTTTGTATCTTTTGCATATGGTTCCATAATTTCAACCACATCCAAATAATATTTGTACTTATCTGCATTATCAATATTATTGTTTGCATACGATAACATTACATTATAAAATTCGGCACATAAGTCCCTTTCTTTTGACAACTGTTTTTTTTCTTCAAACAAGTCGTGTATTTCTTTTAGTGTTTCTTCATTATATAGCATTTGTTTTAAAGTTGAAACTAGCAAC